CGGCACAGCTCTACATGACGGCAAGCGATACCCCGGGCGTGCTGCTCGCGGCCGACCCGGTAGAAATCCGGCGCTCGCTCGATCGCATCGAGACGGCCTTGGGTGCAGAAAAGGCATACGCGGCACGCGATGCGCTGCGCGCTCGCGCGGTGCGCGAGGCGTACCCGTGGCACGTCGCAGCCATCGACGCATGGACCTATGACCGCAAGGCGAAGGCCGAAAAGGCAACGCTCGAATGCCAGCAGTATCGCGGCAAGACGGCAACCGAAAAGGCGGCGCTCGAAAGCCTGCTTTATCGCAAGACGGCAACCGAAGCCATCGAGCAGGAGCAGAGATTACTGCGGCAGCGTTTGGCCCAAGACAAACAGCAAGCATCGCAGCCCAGCGCCGAAGCGTTGAAAGCAATTCAGTTGTGCGAGGCCCAGCGAAAGCAGCCGGGGGGTGGCGCAGTCGCGGCCGACATCCGACAACAAGGGGAATATGGTTTGCTGCAGCGCATGGCTACGGTTCAAAGCAAGTTAGAAAACCTACGCGCGCAGCAGCAGCCGGGGCCATCGGCCATCGGTGCCGCAGCCGCAGCCGGCGCGCTGGGTGGACTCACGATTGCACGCGGCACGAACGCGCCCGACACGCTGGCGCAGCTCTACGGGTGCAACGTCGACAAGTGAACGCCCATGACCATCGGGAGTTTGCTAGGGCGCTGGCACCAATGGCGACGCGGCTACACGCCAGAGCGCAAGCTCTCGCGGGTCGCGTTGCTGGCGAATCCGACGAGCGATGACGAAGACACGCTAGAGCGGCTGATGATGGTTCACATCGAGCAGGAAATCGAACGCCTGCCATTGAAGATGCAGCTAGCGCTGCAACACGTTGCCCGCGCGGAATGCCTAGGCGTCGAGGTCATGTTTAATCCACGGCTCCCCACGGGCCCCGAGCTGGATAACCTGTGCGCCCAGGCGTGCGCCGAGCTGGAAAGGCGGCTGTTGCACCTGGGTTTGCTCTGACGGTATATTTCGGCCCGTGGGCGTAGCCGTGCCCGCAATTGCTGATTTCTGTTCCCTACCTCCCTTGCTCTGGCCTCACGCCAGAGTTTCAAAGCCCGCCGCGTGCGGGCTTTTTCTTTTAGCGCGCCATGTCCGACTACGAACGCCCGACCTACACGGGCGGGCGCAAGCCTGGGCAGAAAAACAAATACAGCGCCGCGACCATCAGCCGCGACATTCGCGAAGCGATTCATACCGCGCTGTATATCGACGGCAACCCGACGCAGTATTTCCGCTGGCTGAAGGAGAAGCGCCCGGATCTGTTCGTCCAATTGATCGGCAAAGCGCTGATGAAGGACGACGAATCGAGCGTGGGCGGGCTCGTCATCAACGTAGTGCAGCTCACCGCGAACGGCGCGGGCCCCGTGCCCGGGGTGCTGAATTCGCCGATTGCTGAGCACATCAGCCCGCAGCGCCATCTGCAGCTCGTACACATCGGCGAAGTCATCGACGCCGCGCCGCAGCCCGCCGAGCCCATTGGGGGCGACGAGTGAGCAACGCGGCCGAGCTGCGTATTGATGGCGGCATGACGCCGCGGGCGTATCAAACGCCCTACATGCAGGCCATGGATAACGGCTGCAAATTCGCAGTCTGGGTGATGCACCGACGCGGCGGCAAGGATCGAACCGCGCTGGCCCAGGCTTGCAAACAGTCGTTCCGGCGCGTGGGCCTGTATTGGCATTGCCTGCCGACGCTGAAGCAGGGCCGCAAAGTCGTGTGGGACAACATCACGAGCGAAGGCAAAAACCTAATCGCGCAGACGTTCCCGACGCAGCTCGTAAAGCGGCGCATTGAAGACGAAATGAAATTGGAGCTAGTCAATGGCTCCATCGTGCAAATCGTCGGCGCGGATAACTTCGATGCGAACGTCGGCGCGAACCCGGTTCACGTCACGTTCTCGGAATGGTCCCTGACCGACCCGCGCGCTTATGACTTCGTGCGCCCGATCCTGCGCGAGAACAACGGCTCCGTTTCGTTCATCTTCACGCCACGCGGCTACAACCATGCGCACAAAACGCTAGAGGTCGCGCGCAAGCTGCCCGGGGCATTCAGCGCGGTTATGAGCATTCGCGAAACGCAGGTGCTCAGCGAAGCCGACATAGCGCTAGAGCGCGCTATGGACATGCCCGAGGAATTGATACAGCAGGAGTATTACTGCGACTTCAGCAGCGCCAACGTGGGCGCCATCGTGGGCCGCTACATGAGCGCAGCCGAGCGCGAAGGCCGCCTAGTCGCTGACCCGTGGTCCCTGGATTCGCGCATCGTCGTGTCGTCCGATATTGGCTACCGCGACGCCGCCGCGTTCTGGTTCTGGGAGCTGCGCCAAGGCGGATTCCATCTCTGCCACTACGAAGAAGGCGTAGGGCTCGATGCCTCGGATTGGATAGAGCGGCTAAAGAAATGCGGCGTGCCGATTCATCACCTGTACCTGCCGCACGATGCCCGCGCGAAGACGATGGCGACGAAGTATAGCGTTATCGAACAGTTCGCCCAGGCGTTTGATTGCTCGATCGTGCCGCGGACCAATCTACAGGACCGCATCAACGCGGCGCGCATGGTCATCGCGCATTGCACGTTCCACCCCGACGCCTGCGCCCGCGGAATCGAGGCGCTACGGGCTTGGTCATTCAAGTGGGATGACGAGCGAAAAGTAATGAGCGCCGAGCCCGATCACAACTGGGCCTCACACGGCTCCGATGCCTTCAGCTATGGCGCCCAGGTCGTGCGCGAGCTGGTAGGCGTGAAGACCGAAGACCGGCCCGTCTATGACGGGAACTTTTACCCCTTCTCCCTCGAAGAACTTCACACGCAAAACAAGCGTGAGCACCGCATTTAGGGGCCGCCATGGACATCGACACGACCACCGAGGAAAAGCTGCCCGAGCAGCAGGACGCCCAGGCCACGGATAGCGGCGCGCTCGCGCGTAAATGGTCGGTGGAGCTGAACGCGTCGAAACGCTGGATGTCGAAATTCCACCGCAGCGCCCGCGAGTGCGAAAAGGCGTATCTCGACAAGGCCGAAGGCGAAATGTCGCTATCGCTGGCCGACTACGCGGGCAAGACCAATCTATTTTGGTCGAACGTTCAAGTGATCCTGTCCGCGATTTATGGGCGCCTGCCCAAAGCCGAGGTAGACCGCAAGTTTGACGACTTCGAAGACGATGTTTCGCGCACCGCGGGCATCATCATGCAGCGCATCCTGAACGGGGACATGGAACGCGATTGGGACGACACGAACGCAGCGATGCGTGATGCCGTGCAAGATCGATTCATCGCGGGCCTGGGGCAAGTGTGGTGCCGCTATGACGTGCAGCTAGGCACGACAGAGCAGCCGGTAACCGACCCCATGACCGGACAGCCGGTTATCGACCCCGCGACGGGCAAGCCGCAAACACAGCAAGTCGAAAGCATCGAGAACGAAGATGCCTGCGTCGATTACGTGCATTGGTCCGACTTCCGCTATTCGCCTTGCCGCCGCTGGCGCGAATGCCGCTGGGTGGCCCGCCGCGTCTACATGAGCGCGAAGCGCCTGCGCGATCGGTTCAAGCTGACCGATGTACAGCTCGGGATGATCCCGATGAAATCGACCACGCCACAGGGCGACAGCGACGGGAACCGCAATGATGACGTGATGCGGGCAACGCCGTTCAAGCAGGCCGCGGTGTGGGAGATATGGGACAAGGAAGGCAATTACGTTTGCTGGTACGTCGAGGGCTGCGCGTTCGTGCTCGATCAGCAAGACGACCCGCTAGAGCTGGAAGATTTCTTCCCGTGTCCCATGCCCGTAGTCGCGACCACGCTAACGAGTGCGTTCCTGCCACGCCCTGATTACGCGATGGCGCAAGACCTGTACAAAGAACTAGACCGCATCAACGCAAAGCTATCGCACCTGACCGATGCGGTGAAGGCCGCGGGGGTCTATGACAAATCGGCGGCAGCGGTGAAATCACTGCTCACCACCGCGGTTCAAAACTCGCTAGTTCCGGTGGACAACTGGAGCGCGTTTGTCGAAAAGGGCGGCATGAAAGGCGCCGTCGATTGGCTCCCGCTCGATCAGTTCGTCAACGCCATCGTGCAATTGAACCAGCGAAAGAACCTGCTACAGCATGACCTATACGAAGTGCTCGGCATCAGTGACATCATGCGCGGCGCGAGCGTGGCGAGCGAAACCGCAACGGCGCAGCAGCTCAAAGTGCAGTATGGCGGGGCCCGGCTCGCGAACCTGCAAAACGAAGTGGCGCGCTTCGTGTCCGAAGTGATGCGCATTCGGGCGAACATCATCGCCAACCTGTTCCAGCCGGACACGATCATGCGTCGATCGTTGATCGACCGCACCCCGGATGCGCCGTATGCGCAGCAAGCCATCGGCATGCTGAAGGATTTTCAATCGTCGCTGTTCTCGATCGTCGTGACGAGCGATAGCCTCGCGGCGCCCGACTGGGCCGCAGAGAAAGACGCCCGTACTGAGTTCCTAGGTGCCGCATCGAACTACATCATGTCGGCCGGGCCGATCGTGCAGCAGTCCCCACAGGTGGGCGCGTTCCTAATCAAGCTGCTGCAGTGGGCCGCAGCGGGCTTCAAGGGCTCGAAGACTATCGAGGGCGTGCTCGACCAAGCGGCGAACATGCTGACGCAGCAGGCCGCACAACCGCCGCAGCCGAAGCCGCCGACCCCCGAGGACCAGAAGACGCTGGCCCAGGCACAGAAATACGGCGCCGAAGCCGACCGCACCGCGAAGGAGGCAGCGCTGCTGCCGACCCCGCATCCCGTGTTCGGTGGCGCGATCCCGACCGCTGGAGGCCCGCAGCCAGGAGGCCCGCAACCCGCGGCCGGTGGCCGAATGATGGTTCCCAGCGGGGGCCTGCGCGCCGCGCCCGGCACGGTCGCGCCGATGCTGCCGCAGCAGCCCATGCCGTTCAACCCGCCGCAGTGAGGTAGTCCGATGGCAACACCCGACGAAACCCTAGCCGAGCTGCGCGCAGCCCGCGCCGCGCTCTACGAGGCCAGCAGCGCCCGTGATTTGCTGGTGCAGCAGCGGCAGCGCCTCGCCGCGCAGATCACCGACGCCAACACGAAGATAGACCAATGCCGGACCCGCATGAGCGCGGCGCGCGGCGCCGTGATGGCGGCATTGCAGGCTGAGGCGGCAGCGCCCGCGCCGGCCCCGTGATGTTCGGATTCAAGTTTCGGTGTCGCTGCGACACCGACGAGCTACAGGCGAAGCTCGACCAAATCGCCGCATCCATTCACAACCTGAAAGGCGCCATCATGGCAACGAAAGACGAAGTTCTAGCGGACCTGACCGCAATCGCGACCACCGTAAGCAAGATCGGCACCGAGACATCGGCATCCCTCGCGAAAATCGCCGAGCTGGAGGCGCTGATTGCAGCCGGTGGCGTGTCGCAGGACATCGCCGACAAGGTAGCCGAAATCAAAGCCAGCATCACCGCGGTGGATGATTTGGTGGCCGACGCGCCGACCCCCACGCCCTGACCGGGAGGGAATCAAAATTCCCACCTATACATACAGGTGCGGCGAGTGCGGGCGCACCGACGAGCTATTCCTGTCGATTCGCGAATACATCGCGAACGCGCCCGCGCTGGTTTGCTGCGCCCAGGTCATGCAGCGTCATATCACCGTGGCGCCAGGGCTCGCGGTGCACAACGCGCTAGCGTCCGAGCGCCACTATGACGGGTTGCGCGCCACCGATGGAACCGACATCAGCACCCGGGCCAAGCACCGCGCCTACATGCGCGAGCACAACCTGACCACGGTTGACGACTTCGCGCAGACGTGGAAACGCGACGCTGAGAAGCGCGCGGCAGCGCTGGCCGGCGAGGACACGACCCGCGAGCGTGATGTGGCGGCAGCAATCGACAACCTCCAACGATCCACGTGAATCAATTCATGCTTCGATGAATTACGTCAGAAAGGCATAACACGATGGCAACAGCCGCAGCAACCCAACACGACACGAACGCCAACGTTCCCAGCGGTGACGACGACACCCCCGAGCTGAGCCTGCGCGAGCAGCTCGAACAGGAGTTCGACCGCGACGAACCGACCGACGAGGTATCGGAGCACGAACAACGCGAGCAGCCCAGCGGCGACGCGCGGCGCCGTGACGAGTTCGGGCGGTTCCAGCGCGGCGGCAAACCGCAAGCGGCAGCACCGGCCCAAACGCCCACCGAGGGCGCTGCGCAGCCGCAGGAGGCGCAAACGCAACCGCAGCAGGGGCAAGGTAGCACCGCGCCCGCGCCGGGCCCTACGGACGCAAAAGACCTGAAACCCCCGGCGAGCTGGACGCCGCAGGCCCGCGAGGAATGGGGCGCGCTCTCGCCGCGCATCAAACAGGAGATTCATCGGCGCGAATACGAAGCGCAGCGCGTGGTGCAGGAGGGCGCGCAGAACCGGCAATTCATACAGGCATTCGAAAACATCGTTCGGCCCTATGAAATGTTCATTCGCGCGGACAAGAGCACCCCGCTAGGCGCCGTTCAAAACCTGATGAGCACCGCAGCCGGGCTGCGCATGGGCACGCCTGGGCAAAAGGCTGATTTGGTGGCCGGGATCATCCGCAATTTCGGCATTGATGTTGCGATGCTGGACACGCTGCTAGCGAACAACCTGGGCGCGGGTATCAACGGGCCCGCCAATGGGATGCAGATGCAGGCGCAGCAGCCGCAGGAATTCCGCGACCCGCGCTTTGATGCATTCCTAGCCGAGCAGGAGCGGCGCGAAAGCGCCGATATGGCGCAGCAGCTCGCATCATTTGCCCAGGGCCACGAGTTCTATCACGACGTAGCGGCGACGATGGCCGATATCGTGGAAGTGCGCAGCAAGCAGGGCCAGCCGATCGATTTGGAGAAAATCTACGAGCAGGCTTGCAAATTGGATGAAGGCGTGAGCACAATTCTTTCCCAGCGCTCGACCGCTCAGAAATCGAACGATCGTAGCGCCGCGGTACTTCGCGCAAAGCGCGCCGCGTCGAGTGTCCGAACGGAAGCGACCCCGGATGGGGCCACGGTTCCCCGCGATGACTCTGTGCGCGCAAGCCTCGAAGCCGCATTCGAGAACGTAGGACGCATGTAGCGCTGTTCTCGCCCCGGAAGCCCTCGGCGGGCCCATCCGGTTCTAGCGCCGTAAGACCGGCGCGGATGAACCCGATAACGGGCCATCTCCAAACAGGTCGGACCCAAATCCACCTATGGAGGCCATGCCGTGGCATTCCCCAACGTAACCGATATCGTTGCAACGACGATTGAAAGCCGTTCGCGAAAGATCGCGGACAACGTAACCAAGAACAACGCCCTCCTAGCGCGCCTGAATCAGCGCGGCAACATTCGAACCGTCAGCGGGGGTTCGCTGATTTTCGAAGAGTTGTCTTTCGCTGAAAACGCGAATGTGGGCTGGTATTCGGGCTATGACCTGTTGCCCGTTGCCGCGCAGGATGTGCTAAGCGCCGCCCAATACGATTTCAAGCAGGCAGCTTGCCCGGTCATCATCAGCGGCCTCGATGAGCTGCGCAACGCCGGCAAGGAACAAATGATCGATCTTCTCGAAGGTCGCATCAAAGTGGCCGAGTCATCGATGATGAACCTGCTGGCAGCAGGCGTGTACAGCGATGGCACGGCCGCAGGCGGCAAGCAGGTAACGGGATTGAACGCAGCGGTTCCGGTGAACCCGGCGACGGGCACCTATGGCGGTATCGACCGCGCAACGTGGACGTTCTGGCGCAGCAAGAGCACCACGGCCGGCGCAGCGCTGACCGCGGCGACGATCCAAGCGGCATTCAACACGATGTGGGCCTCGCTCGTGCGCGGCGCCGATCGGCCGGATTTGATCGTGGTGGACAACTTCATGTGGTCTACCTACCTCGCGAGCCTGCAGGCGCAGCAGCGTTTCACCGGCACCGAAACCGCAAAGCTCGGGTTCCCGTCGATCCTGTACATGGACGCGGATGTGGTGCTCGATGGTGGCATCGGCGGTTTCGCGGTCACGAATACCGCGTATTTCCTGAACAGCAAGTATCTGTTCTGGCGCCCGCACAGTGACCGAAACATGGTGCCGCTCGCGCCGAACCGGCGCTATGCGATCAACCAAGACGCCGAGGTGCAAATCCTCGCGTGGGCCGGGAACCTGACCAGCTCGGGGCCGCAATTCCAAGGCCGGCTAATCAGCCCGTGATTTTGGTTGTCGTGCGAGGGGCCCCGCAGCCCCTCGCGGTTGCCTTCCCCGGGTTCATTCCCCGGGGCTTTTTGGAAAGGAAACCCCATGACCAAAGCCAAGAGCGAACCCGACACCGACGCGCCCGAGCTGCCGCCCGATGTGGCCGAAGCAGTCGCCCAGGCGCCCACGCTGCAGCCCTCGCAATTCGATGTTCCGTCGCCCGCCGAAGGCGAGGCGCCCGCGACGTTCGATCCCGAGACGATGCGCAGCGCCCTAGATCACCCGCAGCACCCGCTGCGACACCTGAAGGACGTTGTATGACTACAGCAACCAGCGCGAGCAATGGCGCGTTTGCAGCGATGCAGGCAGGCATGGGCGGCGCCTCCACGGGCATCGGTATTGGCTCGGCGAAAAGCGGCGCGGCCTCTGCGTCCGAATGGACCAGCAGCAACACCGCAGACGTAATCGCATCGGCCATCGGCAGCGGCGCGACCGCATCGAGCGCGTCCAACCTGGGCAACATGGTGCAGGAGCCTCTAGCGTTCACCGCGGGCAGCGGCTACACGAACGGCACCTACACCGTAAACAGCACCGGGGGCGGACAAGCAGACGGCGCGGCTGCGGTGTCGGTCGTCGTCGCTGGTGGCGCGATTACGAGCGTCACGCTGCTACGCGCGGGCTCGGGCTTCACGAGTGCCCCGACGTTCCCGGTTACCGGCCTGGGCGCCGGCACGCTGGGCGTGATTGGCCCCGCAACGATCGGCCTCGGCTCGCGAATCCTTGCCCTCAATGCGGCGCCGGCAATCGCCCAGGCCGACAACAAAGGGCTGCGCCAGCTCACAGCAGACGGCAACGTTGCGACGAATGCCGCCATCACCCCGGGAACCTATCTGAACCGCAGCGGGCGGGCGATGGTTCTGAACGATTCGGCATGGGGCACCGCGCCCTAAACCGATCTTTTGAAAGGCAACAAGCGACATGGAAACTTTCGATTCCGACCACAACCTTTTTTCTCGTGCGAACGCGGGCGATGAGCAATTGTTCGTCGTGTTCTACATGGGGATCATCAAAGACGAAGCCCGCACCGAGCAGGAAGGGCGCCCGATCTTCAATGACGTTGAGTGCGTGCGCATCATCGTCCCCGGCGACAAAAACAACGTCATCGATCGTCCTGCATCGAAGCAGGACAAGCAGCGATTCGCCAAACAGTACGGCATGTTCCGTGAAGGCCGCACCGAGGAAGAACAGGTCAGCGGCACGCGCCTGAACGATTGGCCCTATCTGACTCGCGCCCAGGCCGAGGAATTGAAATATCTCGGGATCAAAACCGTCGAACAGCTCGCGAACGTGCGCGACGACATCACCGGCAAAGTGCCCGGCCTCGTGTCGCTGAAGCAGAACGCCGCGGTATGGCTCGCGAAAGCCACCAAGAGCGCGGAAGCGGCGCAGATGGCAAAGCGCATGCAGGACCAAGACGCCGAGCTAGCGAACCTCAAACAAGTGGTCCAAGAGCAGGCCGCGCGAATCGAAAAGATGCTGTCCGCGAAAGGGGTGCACGCATGACCCCCGACGATCGCATCTCGCTGACGTTCACCGCGCAGCAGCTCGACTACATCGTTCGCGTGATTCGTCGCTGCCCATGGGAAGAAGCACAGCCGTTGCTCGAAGAAATGACCAAGCAAGTAGCGGCGCACAACCAAGAGCGCGCGCAGCCCATGACCGGGAACGGCGCCGAGGCGCCCGTGATGCAGCAGTGAAAGGCGCAGCAGCATGGCCGGCAGTTTCACGAAGTACCCGACCGCGATAGACGTAATCCAAGCGGTGCAGGGTCAGCTCGGGTTGCCCGTGTCGGCGGCTGCTGCGACGAACCCCACCGACGAAACCGCGCAGCAGATGCTGCGCCTGTTGACATGGAGCGGCCGACGCCTGCTCAAGCCGACAAGCACCTTCCGATGGTCTACGTTGCTGAAGACCTGGGCACTCACGACCAATACGGTCGATACGCTCTATGACTTGCCCGCGGATTGGGATTCGTTCGAAGACCTGACCGGCTGGAATTTCACTTCACGCCTGCCGATGCTCGGGCCGGCGACCGATCCGCAATGGCAATGTCTGAAGGCGCGCAACCTGGGTAGCTCGACCATCAGCGTGATTTACCGCGTGCGCGGCGGGCAGTTCGAGATTTACAACACCTTCAGCAGCGCGCAGAACCTGCGCATCGATTACAGCTCGCGTTCCTGGGTACGCATCGCGGGCACGACGCCCGCGACTTATCGCGATTACGTGCTGGCCGACGACGACACGTTGATGCTCGACAACGAGCTATTAACGGCAAAGCTGAAACTTGCGTTTCTCTCGGCGAAGGGCTTCGACACAACCGGGGCGCAGTCCGATTACAACGAAATCGAAGAAGCGGCCATCTGTGCCGATCAGGATGCGCCCGTTCTGCAGCTCGCGCGCTCGGACACGTACCCGCTGATTTCCACGCAATTCAACGTGCCCGATACGGGCTACGGGAGCTGAGCGCATGCCGATGATGCAGACGCGCCGCACCGTGCGCCGCATGCCGCAGCCGACGACCCATCAGGTCGTCACCATGCCGCCCCCAACTTCGGGCCTAAACACGACGGGCGCTATCGCATCCATGCCGCCAACGGATGCCATCGAGTGCGACAACCTAATCAGCAACAACCTAGGGCTTTCGATGCGCGGCGGGTGGCGCGAATACGCAGCCCACATCAACGCAGGCGCCCCGATTCGAACCGTGATGTCTTATGACTCGGCACCGACCGCAGCGCTATCGCCCCCGCTCGCATCGTCCAAGCTTTTTGCCGTCACCGATAACGGGATTTGGAACATCGAAGGCGGGGGCGACTTCACAGGCGTTGCCGCAAACATCGCATTGAGCACCACGACGAACGCGGGCTACATGCAGTACGTGCAGTTCACCGCAGCCGGTGGCGCGCAATATCTCGTGGCGTGCAGCGAAACCGATGGCGCGTTTATCTACAACGGCACCGCGTGGATGAAATGCACGAGCGTAGGCGGGCCCGGCCCCGGGTTCATCACGGGCGTTGATCCGTCCACGTTCGTGCATGTGTGCGTATGGAAAAAGCGCCTCATGTTCACGAAGCGGGCCAGCGGTGAAGTCTGGTTCCTGCCCGTGGGCGCTGTCGGCGGCGCGGCCCAGCTTTTCGACTTCGGCCCGACCCTGCTCCATGGTGG